AGATAAACAACCTATGATGCAAAGACCTATGAATCCTGCTATGAACTTTAGTCCTATGCAACGTATGAATCCTAGAATGTATCAAGACGGTGGTCAGGTTCAGCCACGCAAACAACAAGAAATGCGTAACCCTAATATGTTTATTGGTCCACCCATGAGTCTTATGGGCCCCGGACTTAGTAATTTTGAAAAAGCTGAAAAAGAATTTGAAGCATTTATGGATTCTTTAAATAGACGTCAAAATATAAATCCATTTACAGGTGAGCCTATGGACACAGATGCCGATGTAAAAAAATTATTAGAAAGAATGAAAAAATCTAAAATACCTCGCTCAAGACAGCGTGTACCCATGCAAACAGGTGGTCAGGTTAAAGCATCTGATATGGGTTTGCAAAACTTTGGTGAAGTAACAGATATACCTTCTGGTTCAGTTAGTAGACCTGAGTTTGAAGCATTTATGAACTATGCAGCAACAGAAGAAGAAGCGGCTGAGATGGAGAGAGAGCAAATGGCTAATTTTATGTCCTTATTAGAAAATGAAAAAAGAGTTCGTCCAGTTAGTCCTGATACGTATAATACAACTATAGCTGAAGAAGATGGTATGATGATTATGTCAAAAAGAGAAGTTCCAAAACTTTCAGAAGCATATATGTCTGCATTTGGTTTTGCAACTCCACTTTCTAAAAGACAGGGTGCATTATTACAAAGAAAAATGATTGCTCCAGAAACATTAAATCCATCCGTTAAGGGATTAATTAACAGAGTATTAGTACAAAGACTAGGAAACGAAAATAATTAATGGTATTAGAAAAAGATAAACGAGCTGATTATAACCAAGAGCTGTATAGAAGATATAGAGATGCTAGACAGAGTTGGGATACAGAGTCTCGTTATGATATAGACTTTTATCATGGCAATCATTATACAGCAGCAGAAGTAGATGATTTACAATCCCGCAATCAAGCAGATGTCCCAATGGACAGGATTGGACCAGCAATAGAAAAATTTAAAGCGGTGTTAACATCTCGTTCACCAGCTTTTACAATTACCCCAAGAGAAGATTCAGATGTAAAAGTTGCTTCATTATGGAGAACTATTATGGGTTTTATTTGGGGACAGTCTAACGGTGATTGGCAACTAAAACAAGCCATTCATGATTACGCAACAACAGGTATGGGATATCTGTATTGTTACGTTGACCCAGAGTCAGACTTCGGTAGAGGTGATGTAAAGTTCACATATGTAAATCCTTTCAGGGTCTATGTTTCCCCTAATACACGCAACCGATGGTACGATGACGCCGAGAGCGTTATCCTTTCTACTATACTTACAGGTGAACAAGTTACAAACCTCTACCCAGAATTAGCAGAACAAAAAAACGAAGAAACAGGAGAGATGGAAACAGGAATTATTCAAGACCTAGAAACATATCTTGAAGAAGATTATCCTGATGCAATGAATAGTAATACTCGCAAAGTGTATACTCCTGCAGAAACAAAAGAACTAGAATATTACGAAAGAAGTAAATATCAAATATTAGAAAGATTTTACAAAACAAAAGTCACATTTTATCGTGTTATTGATATGCAAAATGGTGAAGAAACAGTATTAGGTGAAGCTGAGTATGAAGAATTTGTAGAGAATAACAGAGAGCAGATAGAAGTAAATCAATATGAAGTAATACCAATACAACAAACACGTGTTAAAGTTTGTGCAAGTATTGGGCAAATAGTATTATATGAAACAATTCTTAATACAGACCATTATCCAATCGTACCTTTTCCAAATATATTTACAGAAACACCTTATCCAAAGTCAGATGTATCCCGTGCTAGACCGATGCAACGTCTTCTTAATAAGCTTTGGTCACTTGCTGTTTCCCATGCTCAAGCGTCTGGTGGACTTAAACTTTTAGTTCCTTTAGGTAGTGTCGAGGACATTGGTCAGTTAGAGAGAGACTGGGCCAATCCTAATGCAGTAATAGAAGTTGACTCTACGCAAGGCGAGCCACATTTTCCTGCTCCCCAACCATTAGCTTCAGAGTTTTACAGATTAATACAGCAGTGTGAGTTTTATATAGACTTTACGTTTGGATTGCCAGAGATGATGCACGGATTTTCTGACAAAGCACCTGAAACCGTTGCCGGTACAGAGCGTATGATTGCGCTTGGAACAGAAAGACCAAAATCAAAACTAAGAGATATTGAGTTTAGTATTAATCGTCTTGGTCAGGTGTTGTATAATTTGTCCAAAGGACATTACACATATAAAAAGATTTTTAGACTAATCAGTGCGAATAACGATATAACAGAAGCTACAGTCAATATGTACGATGATAATGTTGGTACTATTCTTGACATTAAAAAAGAAAGACATAACTTAGCTCAGCATGATATTCGCATTGAACCCGGTTCTACATTGCCAACAAACAAATGGGCTGAGCTCGGTGTCTATATGGAAGCGTTTCGTATGGGTATCGTAGATAAGCAAGAAGTGCTTAAAAAGAACCCAGAAATATTTGATAAGGAAGGTATTATGCGCCGAACTGAAGAAAGAGCATTGATGCAAAGACAGATACAGGCAATGGAAGAACAGATAAAGAATTTGGAGGGTGACCTCCAGACTGCCCAAAGGGAGTCTGTTAGCGATAGAAAACGTGTCGAGGTTGAGAAATTTAAATCTCGACTACAAGATATCGCTTCAGACGCCAAAGCTGATAGGAGAGTTCAATTAAACAATCTACAAACAAAGGTGAAGCTCGAAGCGGAGAAATTAGCAAATGTCAGAAAAGATGCTAGTTCTGCTCCGGAAGCGTAGAGACATCTATTAAGGAGATACAATGGACAATACACAGACAGAGGCCATGCAAACCGCTGATGGTTTAGCAAATCAAGGTAACGACATCATAGCAGAAGTAAGAGAAGAGACCAACGCCGCTTACGATACTGAAGCGAATGTTGCAGAAACACAACCACAAGCTGACGCAGTTGACGAAGTGGATTATTCTGCTCCAGAGCAAAGCGTTGAAAGCGAGACGGTTCCTCTAAATGAATGGGAAGTAGAAGCAAAGAAGTTCCAGTCAATGTACGATAAATCACAAGCTGAGAATGATAAGCTTCGCAGACTAGAGCCACTTGGTGAGCTTTTAGAAAACAGACCTGATTTAGTAAACGTCTTACAGGAAAATATGAATCGTCCAGCAGAACCTCAGCAAAACAATCAACCCGGTTTAAAAGCGGAAGATTTTAACCCTTGGGATGCGTATTACAATCCAGAGTCACCATCTTTTAAGTTTAGGCTAAATCAAGAGATGCAGCTTGCCAAAGATGTAGTAGACAATGCGATGGCGCAACAAAAGCAACAAATGCAAGAGGAGATAACATACAACAATACTGTTAATGAGTTACGTAATACCTACAAATTTTCTGACAATGATGTCAAAGAGTTTATGGGCTTTGTTACACAACCAAAAGAGTCTGTTGGGTTATCAAATCTGGTGAAGCTATTTCGGGACGTTAAAAATAAAGGAAACGGCCCAGAGACTGCTCAAGCTGTACGACAAGCTCAAGAACAGCCAAGAACGGCTGGCGTTCTTCAAGGTGGAGCACCTAGCTCTCCTAAAACTGAAGAAAGTAAAATTTGGGATGGTATCGTAAAAGCGGGAAGTCGGAATAGCGTACTTTAATTAACTAACAAATGGAAGGAATTATATAATGTCAACATATAATAATCCTCATCCGTTGAAGGTTGGAGACCCCGGTGCGGTAATCGATAGTACGATTCCTTCGAGACGACTGTTTAACTTTAGTGATAGAGTAGCAGACCTCGCTCCAGAAGAATCACCATTTTTTGTTTACTTATCCAAGGTAGCCAAAGTTCCAACGGACGACCCACAGTTTAGGTGGCTGAAAGACAGAAACAAGATTGATATGACTGATAGAAGTTTTCAGCTTGCAGCTGCTCATACTGTTCCTGCTGCTGGTAGTACACTTACTTATACAGTAGAAACAGATGGCGAAGCGTCAGTAGACTTCCTAATTAAAGGCATGGTATTTGCTGTTGGTGAAACAAACTCATCAACCAAAGAGCCTGAAACAGCTATTGTACGTATTGAAAGTTCTCCAGTAGACACTGGAAGTGCAACAACCTTTACAGGTCGCACAATTTCTGCGGCAACTGGTTCAACAACAGCTGCTGCTGACCAAACGAAGTGTACTGTTATTGGTAGTGCTTTTGAAGAAGGTTCAGGTTCTCCTGACTCATTTTCTCGTGAACTCGACAACGGTATTGGATTTACTCAAATATTCAAAACTTCTTGTGAATTAACTAATTCTGCAAGAGCTACCGTTTACAGAGGATACGCAAGTGAGTTCGATAGAATTTGGAATCTTAAATTAAGAGAGCACAAAGTAGATATCGAAAGAGCAATGCTTTTCGGTCAAGGTGGTAGTGTTAATGGTATCGGATACTCAGATGGTATCGTTGGTAGTATTGTGAAAAATTCACAGTCTCAAGTAAAAGACAACGCACAGTTATCTTACACTGAAGACAAAGGATACTTCTCAACTAGAGATGATTCACAGTTTACCTATGACGCATTACTTGCAGACCTAGAAGTTGTATTTGACCCTGCTCGCGGTGGTTCAGGTGCAAAACTTGCTCTTTGCTCGTTACCAGTTATTACGTTCTTTAACAAGTTAGCAAGTTCTTCAACATTCTTATCTAGTGCATACTCTGCTGCACATCCATTGATGGCGCAGGAAAGAGGAGTATATGGTCACAAGGTAATGAAAGTTGAGACCATTCATGGCGACCTTACTCTTGTAAAAGAACCATTGTTCAGAGGCTTTGCTGCTGGATTCATGTGTCTTGTTGACCTTGACCAAGTTGCTTACAGACCTCTAGTTGGTAATGGCGTAAACAGAGACACTCATATTATGACAAACGTACAAAGTGCAGATGAAGACTTACGTAAAGACATGGTTCTTACAGAAGCTGGTCTTGAAGTTTCTCTACCTGAAGCACACGCTTTGTTTAACTTTGAATCTGCTTACACAGCACCTTAATATAGGAGGTAATGAATAATGAGAGCGGCAACAAGAGAAAAGAATAGTGGTAGAGGCGGATTTCTAAAAAAGATAGAACCGATTACCGTAGCACGTACATTAGTAGAAGCTGACAGTGGAAAAGTTTTCATGCTCAGTTCTGCTGGTGGCGCATATCAAATTACACTTCCAACAGCATCAACTGGCGTTGATGGATGTCACTACAAGTTTATTGTAGAAGAAGAGACACCAACTGGCGCTATTACAATCGCTGCTGGTAGTGCAATTATTAGTATGGTAATGAAAGACGCAGGCGGAAATGCTTCTAACTCAACAGCGGGTACTCAGGTATCTAATGTTATAGTTGGTACTTCAGCACAAAAAGGTGATTACATTAATATGATGTTTACCGGTGGTGAATACGTAGCAGAATGTATGTCTGCAATAGATGACGCAGTTACTACTTCATAGTCTGAACATATAAAGACAACAGATTGGATTTCTGTGGGGCTATTCGTATAAAGGTTTAGCCCCGAAAATCCTAAAAATTAAAATTAAAAGAGGAATAATATGGCTGCATATGGCAATGTAAAAGTAAAAGTTTTTATTCATCCCGGTAACCCCGGAGATGAAACTGGCGATGCTGGAACTATGGCTCGTGACATTAAAGACTATGTAGCATCATTAGATTCTACAAATAATGCTATAATTTCTATTACTCACGCAACATTAGCTGGTGATAGAATTATGACATTAGTTGTCGGTGGTGCTTAGTGAAGTGTCAGTATTGTAAAGCTGATAATAAAGATGGTTGGTTTTATTGTAGGTCTTGTGGCCTGCGCGCAAGTCAGCCTATATACACTCCTAATGTTATTGTTAGGGATACAAACTTTGCAACTGCTATTCGTAAAGACCAAATAAACTTTACAGAAACAACAATAGGCGAAGACATTAAATCAAAAGGTGGAGTATTAGATGGCAACATTTAGTGCACAAATACAAGACTTAGTTGGCTCATTTAGTGATGAGGCTGCTTTAGACCAATTCATAACAGAAGGTGCTAATGAAGTAATCAACGCGATGCCACGTAGAGTTATGGAAAGAGTAGCTGAGGAAACTACTGTAACGGATGGCAGCACAACATCAGAAGGTCATAAGATACTTTATGTTTTACGAAATGATGGTACTATTGACCAACCTTGTAGACAGGTACCTGCATATAAAAGAGGTAGAATACAAGACTCTTCTGATATGGAGCACGCTACGACTACAGACCCAGCATATTATATACAAGATGGAAAAATAAATATATTTCCAAATGGCAATGGATTAATGGTTTCTGTGCCAACTTACAGTCAATCTTCTCCGTTAGATGCTAGTGGGATATCAACGATTACAAACTTTCCAGATGAGTATGAGTACTTAGTAACGTTGTATGGAGCTATAAAAGCATTGAATCAACTTATGGTTAACATACATGGTAATTCAGATATAACAGGAGCACTTACAGCGCTAGAAGCCTCTGTTGTAAACGCAGAAGATGAAATAGAAGATGCTGGTAAAATGGTAGCTAATATTGTTTTAGGTGTTGCCGAAGTAACAGAGTCAGCAGAAGATACTGACAGTAGCAGTTCTGAACTTAAAACAGCAGCAGACGCGATTACAACTGCATTAGCTCAAATTAACACTCATAGTTTTGCTGATGAAAATACCTTTACTACTGCATCTTCTCAATTAACAAGAGTAAAAAATGCTTTAGACCAAGTATCAGATATTATTAATGGCAATCAACCATCTACCGAAACAGATGCTTTTGGAGCTCAGGCAGCGGAAGACATAGAATTAGTTGGTTCGTCTTTAAATATTGCACAAACAGAAATACAAAGAGCTAACGCACATTTATCCGAATGGACCTCTATATTGCAAGGAGCTGTATCACAAGCTCAGGGATTTGCTAATGAAGTTCAAGCAAGAGGAACTTGGACATCTGCAAAGGCACAAGTGTGGAATGGATATTTCGCTTCAGCTAGTGCATATGCTCAAGCTGCTCAAACATACTTAGCATCTGCTCAGGGATATGCGAACGAAGTGCAGTCTAGGTTAGCAGTAGATACTACAGAATATAATTGGTATCAATCACAACAAGCAAAATTACAAGCAGACTACGACAGAGGTTTGCAGATATTAAGTGGTAACTAATGGCTAAAACTTTAGTGACATTAAATACTTCTCCATCATGGACACTAACAACGTTGAACACATCTCCATCGTGGTCTTTTGTAACGCTAAACACATCGCCTTCTTGGACATCAGTGGCATTAAATACATCACCATCTTGGAGTGGTGTCACTCTCGACACAACTACAGATTGGATGTTACCCGGTAGTTGGAAGTCTGTAGTGGTTAACTGGGAAGATGAAACGAAGACATACGAACAAATTGGTTTACTAGGAAAGGATTCTGACTGATGGCTGTACATAGTTTAACGGTAAAAGAAATTATTTCAAGAGTCAGGCAAGTATTTCCTGACGCACCAGAAAAATATATTATGAATCTTATTAATGAGGCAATGGTAGAAATGGGTAAGTATAATACGAAAGTAGAATATGCAAAAGCAAATACCGTTGCAGACCAGCAGTGGTATACCCTTAGCGACACAAATGCTGGCGTAGAGATAAACAAGGTTTTTAGAGTAGATTTTTTAGATTCTGACGATGTGTATGTAAAAATACCTCGTTTACTTTCAGGCGAAATACCAACAATGGATATAGACTAATGGCAAGTACGTATAATCACCCACAAAATTTTATTGCTTGGTTTATAAAAGGAAATCATCTTGCAGTAGTTACTATTAAAGGTGAGTTAACTGGGTCCTATAATAAAAAGTATGGACAGTATAAACCAATAAATGAGTCTGTTACTAACGGACTTTTAATACATTACTATTCTGAACCTAATGCAGTTACAGCAATAACAGATACACCTGATGTTGACAATGTATTTCATACAGCGATTGTTGACTACGTAAAAGCTCGATTATATCAAGACAGGGCAGGGCAAACAGGGGATGCGGGTTCTGCGGGAGTTAATTTAAATTTAGCAAGCATACATGAAGCAAAGTATAACGAAGCTGTAAAAAGAAACGGTATGCAAAAAAGAGATAAAACAGGCGGAGACAGGCGAATAATGACGTCTGACTTTACTTAATCATAGGATTTTATTATGGCAGATGTAAGAAAATATCAAACCGATGAACTTTTAAATAAAGTATTAAACTCAGGTGAGGATGCTTTAAAAGTTGATGTCGATAATGTTACCCTAACGACAGAGGGTGGTGACGTTGCAATAGATGTAGCTTTAGATAAAGCAAATGATAGTGTAACCATATACGCTAATACAGCAGCCGATGGGTCTGGTACAAGCACTGTTCCTTTAGTAGATGCAGCTGGCCATACACAAGTAGATATAGTTTCGTCTGCTTTGCCTTCTGGAGGAGCTACGGCAGCAAATCAAGCTACTATTATTGGGCACGTAGATGGAATAGAAACGCTATTGGGAACTATTGATAGTGATACTGATGCAATTAAAACTGCTGTGCAGTTATTAGACAATGCAGTGGATGGAAATTATTTAAATGTAAATGCTAACATAGCAGGAACAGATTTTGTTGGTGGGGCTGGAGCAGTAGCAGCTGGAGTACAAAGGGTTACTTTAGCTTCTGATGACCCAGCAGTTACAGATTTAGCAGCTATGGAAGTCTTGTTAACCGGTATCGATGAAGATACTAATGCTATAAAAACAGATGCAGCTGCTATTGAAGTATTGATTACCTCAACAAATTCTAAAATAGATACATTTGACGCAGTATTAGATGCAATTAAAGTTGATACAGGAACTATAGATTCTGATACCAACGATATTAAAACTGCAACAGAGTCATCAAATACCCATTTAGGCAATATGTTTTATGATACAGCTCTTGCTGTTACACCATCTGACGGCTCTGATTTATCCGGCGAACCTTACTTTGCAGTATGGGTAGGAACTGGTGGAGATTTAAAGGTAGATATGGCAAGTGGTACTGGAACGGTAACGCTTAGCAACTGTGCGTCTGGTCAACTTATACCTATTATGGTAGAAAGAATATACTCAACAGGAACAACAGCGTCTAATATTATAGTGTTTAAATAATGTTAAATTGGTATAGAACAAGCGCAAACTTTTTAAAACAAATATATGATGTTATTTGGAATATTATTCAACTTAACTGGGAAGAAGACAATGTTAAGTGGGAAGAACATACAGGATAAAAAATTATGGCAAGCTTAAACGGACAAACAATAGCAAGTAGTTACGAACAATTATTGCATACCGATACAGATGGTGGCGGTAATGGAAATACTTTAGTCAGTATAAAAGACGGCGATAACGGAACCACATTTGGTTTAAAATTAGCAACAAACAAAGTCGAAGTAATACCATCAGCTGCTGACGATGCAAATGCGTTTGAAGTATCAAAGAATAATGGTACTGCTGTATTTACAGTTGATACATCTAATAGTAGAGTTGGTATTGGTACAGATAGCCCTGCATATCCTTTAGACATTGTAACTACAATAAACAATGGAGCTGCATTAGCTATTAGAGGTGATGTAGATGCTGATGGTAGATTTTCTGGCATACAATTTGGCGATAATGGTTCAACGTCTTTTAGCAAAGGTGGTATTTTTTATGAAGGTAAAGATGGATTTGCAAGAGGTGATTTACATTTTGCATTAGAAGGTGGAACTGGTGCAGATAATGCTGATTTATCAGATGCTAAAATGACCATAACTCATGGTGGCAACGTAGGTATAGGAACTACAAGTCCTGGATATCAGCTTGATTTAAGAAGAAATGACACAGGTACTGCAACATCATTAGGAATAAGACAGCTTGGTACAGGTGATGCCTCAATGGCTTTTCAAACAACTACAAGTCCTTTCGGGTTTTGTATAGGTGTTGATGGAAGTGATAGTGATGCTTTTAAAATTGCAACTGGTACTGATGATATTGGCACAAATACTAAATTAACTATTACGACAGATGGCAGAGTAGGTATTCACACAACAAGCCCTAATATTGGTAATACCTCTTCAGAGAGAGGTGTTTTAACTATTGGTTCAATTGACAACGGAAGTGCTAATAATTTTGCTAATTTAGAATTGCAAGGACACGCAATATCAGATAATGTTCCTGTTGGAGATATTTCTTGGTTTGACCATACAAATCAGAACGCAATAGTAAGAGGTGGTAGAGATAGTAGCTCAACAACAGGATTTTTATCATTTTTTACAAATGGTGGTAGTGGTGTAGCTGAAAGAATGCGTATAAAATCGGATGGTCGTGTAGAAGTGGGAACAACTGCAGGTGCAATTGATTTTGGTTCAGCAGGTTCTACAAGAAAATATCTTGCAATAGGTACAGCAGATAACACAGCGCTTGATTTTACAAACTCTGGAACAATAAATGGTTTAAGCATATCAAACGCAAGTGATACGGATGATTCATCTGCTGGTATTGTATTTAGTCATAGAAGCACAAGTGCTGGAAGCTCTGGGATAAGCTATATATCAAGTAGAAATGAAGGTGCTGACAGGTCAGCATTGTATTTTGGCACAAGAGGTTCTGATGGTGTGCAACTACGTATGGAAATCAGAAATGATGGTGTCATGGTTTCTAAGAAAGGATTAATATTTGATGGTTCAGGTATAGGCTCTGGTCAAACAGGTATTAGCTCAAGTGGTACTGGTGGCGATTTATTACTATACTCAAATGGTTCTGCTATGATGAGAATATTTTCAAATGGTAGAGTGCGTATTCCTTCAGCAGGTAGTGCAAATGCAAAATTAGATATAGATGAAGATACTTCTGGTCAAGAATGTATCCACTTAAATCATGGTTCAAGTGGACTACAAACAATGATAGTGTTTAAAACTTCTGATACAGTAAGGGGAAGCATACAGTCAGACAATTCACCTTCACAAACAGCTTATAATACCACTTCTGATGAAAGATTGAAAGAAAACATAGTTGAAGTCAATGATGCCTTGTCTATTGTAAATAAAATACCTGTTAAACAGTTTAATTTTATTGAAGATGAAAATAATACGCCTGTAATTGGATATATAGGGCAAGAATTAATAAAAGAATACCCACAAGCTGTTTCTGTTATAAAAACAGATGAATATGATGACCATCATATGGTAGACCAATCTAAGATGGTAGCTGTATTAATGAAGGCAGTACAAGAACTATCAGCAAAAGTAGAAGCGTTAGAAAATGCGTAAAAGACTAAACCAGTGGGCAGATGCAAGTAAAGTGTTACACGCAATAGTATTGCTTGGATTTGGTATTGCTTTTATGTTTAGTATTTTAACCTGTCAAGATGTTCATATAGGAAAAACTCACGAAGAATTATCCAGAGAAATGTGGGAAGTTGATTCTTTAATAAAGACTTTGCAGATTCAAATGGATAGTGTTTCTATGGATTTTAACAAACTATACATAGATGCACAAAGGATTAATAGTGGAAGCAATTAGATTAATACCATTAATATTCTTAATTAGTTGCTCTAATCCTCAAATTGATATTCCAACAAAGATTGTGGATACTACTGGTAATTTACATTATTATACTATGCACAGAATGACTACAATGAATCAACATATAAAGTGGTGTGAATTACATCAAACTTGGGAAAATGTGGAGACTGTAAATGAGTAAACCATTAGGACAAGACTCTAGCCTTAACATATCATTACCTATGCTTTTTCAAGCCGTAGCAGTTATTGGTGCTATGGTGTGGGGTTATGGCGAGTTAAATGGTCGTATTTCTTTTCTTGAATATCAAGTAAGAATAAATGAAGAACATATAGAAGCTATTGAAGAAGATGCTAAAGAAAGTCAGAACGCTGAGATTCCTGCTGATATAAGACAAAATGAAAAGATTAGAGTTTTAGAAGAAGAAGTACAGAGATTGCGTAATGAGCAAGGCAATTAGCGAAGATGCTCAGATTCACATTTCTGTCGCTTTTCTTATCAAAGCTATGGTAGCAGTTGGTGTAGCTGTAAGTAGTTTTTTTCAAATAAAAAATGAATTTGCAGAACAAGAAAGAAGAATAAAAGATTTAGAAAATAAAGTAGTTATTCTTAATGCAAGTGTTGAAGGAATGGAAACACAACACATAGAAAAACTAGAAGAAGAAAATAGAACCTTATTACAAAGGTTAAAACTAAAAAAGTAAGGAAATACAATGGCTAATAAAGAAAATAAAAAAGAAAATGCCCCAATGTTAAACCTTGACGGAAAAGAATATGATATTGACTCTATGACTGATGACCAAAAAGTTATGGTCAATCATATTGCAGATTTAAACAGAAAGATTGATACAACAACATTTAATCTTCAGCAGTTGCAATTTGGTAGGCAAGCATTTATAGATGCTTTGAAAATTGCTTTAGCTGAAAAGAAAGAAGAAGAAAATGGAAACTAAAATTAATACTATTGATAGAGTGTTAAGCGAAGGCGATTTAGCAGACGTTTGCAAAACAGTACATTACTCATTTGTTAAAAATGAAACTGTAGGTGAAGGCGATGATGCTGTTACTTACTCTGCATCAAGTATTGGTACTGTAGGCTTGGATGCACCAGACTCTGAAAACTTTACAGCTTATGCCGACATTACAAAAGAAGATGTACAAGGATGGGTAGAAGCTAAATTAGGTAAAGAGCAGTTGACAGCTATTGAAGCAAGTTTAGATGCACAAATTGCAGAACAGAAA